CAGTTTCCAAGAACTGAAGAGCATGCATTTAGAGATGAAACAAAAAACAGTATATTTAACTTGGTTAAGATATACGAACAAATAGACTACAATGAAGAAATGTCAAGAACGTTAGGTATTTCAACAGGTAGTTTTCAATGGGTTAATGGGGTTAAAGATACAAGTGTTATATTTTATCCAGATCCGCAAGGTAGATTTAAAGTAAGTTGGGTACCGCCAACACATATACAAAATAAAATTATAATTAAAAACGGTATTAAATATCCTGGTAACGAGCACATGGGTGCTTTTGGTTGTGACTCATATGATATATCAGGAACTGTAGATGGTAAAGGTTCTAAAGGTGCTTTACATGGCTTAACTAAGTTTAGCATGGAAGACGCACCGGCTAATACATTTTTTTTAGAGTATATAGCTAGACCACAAACTGCAGAAATGTTTTTTGAAGATGTTTTGATGGCGTTAGTATTTTATGGCATGCCATTACTCGCAGAAAATAACAAACCAAGATTACTATATTATTTAAGACGTAGAGGATATAGAGGATTTAGTATGAATAGACCTGATAAGGTTTGGAATAAATTATCAACAGCAGAAAAAGAAATAGGTGGTATACCAAACTCAAGCGAAGATATAAAACAAGCTCATGCTGCAGCTATTGAGATGTATATACAAAACCACGTTGGTATGGACAGTAGCGGTCAGTTTGGCAATTGTTATTTTAATGAATTGTTAAATGACTGGGCTAAATTTGATATAAACAAAAGAACAAAGCATGATGCTTCTATTAGCTCTGGGCTTGCTATAATGGCTAACAATAGACATTTATACAAGCCAAATGCTACAATAGAAAAACCAAAACTAAACATAAGTATTGCTAAATACTCAAATAAAGGCAATACATCAAAATTAATTAATAAACAAATATGATTGTAAAAAGTTATTTTCCTTCTCAAGTTGTAAGTGACTTGGAAAAAATGAGTTATGATTATGGTTTGAAAGTAGCTAAAGCTATTGAGGCTGAATGGTTTCACACAGACAGAGGTTCAAATAGATATAAAACAAATCATAATAATTTTCACAATTTAAGATTGTATGCAAGAGGTGAGCAATCAATACAAAAATATAAAGATGAATTATCTATTAATGGTGATTTATCTTATTTAAATTTAGACTGGACGCCAGTTCCTATTATACCTAAATTTGTTGACATAGTTGTAAACGGTATTGCTGAGCGTACTTATGATATAAAAGCTTTTTCACAAGATCCGTATGGAGTTACTCAACGCACACAATATATGGAGTCTATATTAAAAGACATGGAAACTCAAGAACTAGCTGAGTTTGCTGAAAAAGAATTTGGTGTAGATATAAGAGAAAATAAAAAACAAGAACTACCAGGTTCTAAAGAAGAATTAGACTTGTTTATGCAGTTAACATATAAACAGTCTATAGAGTTAGCAGAAGAACAAGCTCTTAATGTTTTGTTTGAAGGAAACCAATATGAGTTAATTAAAAAACGTTTTTATTATGATTTAACGGTATTAGGTATTGGTGCTGTAAAAACAAATTTTAATACCTCAGAAGGAGTTACTATTGATTATGTTGACCCTGCAGATTTAGTTTATTCGTATACAGAGTCACCATACTTTGACGATGTGTATTATGTAGGAGAAGTTAAAGACATACCTATAAACGAACTTGTAAAACAGTTTCCACATTTACAACACGAAGAACTAGAAGATATAGTTAAAAACAAAAACTATAATAAAAATAATTATAATCAAGGTTATAATTATAGCGAAGAAGATACAAATAAAGTTCAAGTTTTATATTTTAATTATAAAACATATATGAACGAAGTTTACAAAGTAAAAGAAACTGGTAGTGGGGCTAATAAAGTTATAGAAAAAGACGATACTTTTAACCCACCAGATGATTCTGATAATTTTGATAAATTACATAGATCAATAGAGTGCTTGTATGAAGGTGCTTTAATATTAGGTACTGATAAATTGCTTAATTGGAGAATATCAAAGAATATGATGAGACCTAAAAGTGATTTTACTAAAGTAAAAATGAATTATGCTATTGTAGCTCCTCGCATGTATAAAGGTAAAATCGAAAGTCTAGTTAAGCGTATAACTGGATTTGCTGACATGATACAACTTACACATTTAAAGTTACAACAAGTATTATCACGTATGGTGCCAGATGGTGTTTACTTAGACGCTGACGGTTTAGCTGAAATAGATTTAGGTAACGGTACAAATTATAATCCACAAGAAGCTTTAAACATGTTTTTCCAAACAGGTTCTGTTATTGGTAGATCATTTACAAGCGAAGGTGATATAAATCCAGGTAAAGTACCAATACAAGAAATAACATCTGGTTCTGGTGGTAATAAAATGCAAGCTCTTATAGGTAATTATAATTATTATTTACAAATGATAAGAGATGTGACCGGTTTAAATGAAGCTAGAGATGGTAGTACGCCAGATAAAAACGCTTTAGTTGGTGTGCAAAAATTAGCAGCTGCAAATAGTAATACTGCAACAAGACATATATTGCAAGCTGGTTTATATTTAACATCTGAAATAGCTGAGTGTTTATCTTTAAGAATATCTGATATAATAGAATATTCACCAACAAGAGATGCTTTTATACAGCAAGTAGGTAATCACAATGTTGCCACTCTTGAAGAAATGCAAAATTTACATTTGTATGACTTTGGTGTATTTATTGAATTATCGCCAGATGAAGAAGAAAAAGCTTTGCTTGAAAATAATATTCAAGTAGCTGTAGCTCAACAAGCAATAGAGCTTTCAGATGCTATTGATCTTAGAGAAATAAAAAATATTAAACTTGCTAATCAATTGTTAAAAATACGTAGAGCTAAAAAGCAAGAAAGAGATCAAATGATACAACAGCAAAATATTCAGGCTCAAGCTCAAGCTAATATGCAAACTCAACAAGCGGCTGCTCAAATGGAAATGCAAAAAGCTCAAGTAAAAACACAGTCTGAAGCTCAGCTTCAACAAATGAGAGCTCAAATAGAAGCTCAACAAATGCAGTTAGAGACAAATAATAAAAGAGCTCTTATGCAATTAGAGTTTGAGTTTAATTTAAGACTTGAACAAATGAAAGGGCAAACTGTTAGTAGTAAAGATAAAATGAAAGAAGATCGTAAAGATCAAAGAACAAAAATACAAGCTACTCAACAAAGCGCGCTTATAGATCAAAGAAAAAACGAAAAACCACCTAAAAACTTTGAAGTTGCAGGTAATGATAACTTAGAAGGTGGTTTTAATTTAGGTTCTATTAACCTTTAAAATTATTAATTATTATTATATTATATTATGGAAGAAAACGTAAAAAACGTAGTTGAAGAAACTACACAACCAACTGAACAGCCAGTTGAAGAAACAAAATTTAATAGCGCTGATGATGATTCTGTTATTAAAGTAAATTTAAGTAAACCTCCAACACCAAAAGAAGAAAAAAATGAAACCAAAAATGAAACTAAAGAAGATAACGCTGACGACAGCGGAGTGGTTGAGCTCGTTGAAGATGCCGACACCACAGAAAAACAAGAAGAAGTACAACCGGAAGCTGAAACACAAGAAGAGCAGCCAGCTTTAGAAGAAGTTACTGAAGAAGAAGTTCAAGAGCAAACAGAAGAATTAGCTGAAGCTATTGAAGAGGCTCAAGAAACTGGTCAAGCAATACCTGAAAATTTACAAAAAGTTGTAGATTTTATGGAAGAAACTGGAGGTACTTTAGAAGATTACGTGCGTCTTAATCAAGATTATTCTAGTTATGATGATATGACTGTATTAAGAGAGTACTATAAACAAACAAAGAAACATCTTACAGACGATGAAATTACTTTTTTAATTGATGATTCATTTTCATACGATGAAGAGGTAGATGAAGAAAGAGAAATAAGAAAAAAGAAAATAGCGTTAAAAGAGCAAGTTGCCAACGCTAAAAGCCACTTAGACGGGCAAAAGTCTAAATACTATGAAGAAGTTAAGGCTGGTTCAAAGCTAACACCTGAACAACAAAAAGCTGTAAATTTCTTTAATAGATACAACAAAGAAAGCGAAGAGAACAAAAAAATAGCGGACAAACAAACTAATACTTTTAAATTAAAAACTCAACAAGTTTTTAACGATAAATTCAAAGGTTTTGAATATAACGTCGGTGATAAAAAATATCGGTTTAACGTGAAAAACGCTAATGAAGTGAAAGAAGCTCA